ATCATACACGATTAGCGAGATTATAGAATTCTGCAAGGACTCTGAACTGAAACTTAAAGCATTCGACAATATCATCGAGGCTGAAGAGACCATATCAGAGAACTATAAGATCATGCAGCTTTATTCTCCCTTTATTTCTCCTCAAGGAAAAAGCAAGGTCAGATACAATATTGATAATGCCGAGTATCACTTCAATAAAACTGAAATTATCAAGATGATGATGGAAGACGGATTTGGTGCTTACAACTGGGATACTCTTTTTCAAAATTTTAATAGAATTTCCCTTGAAAATAAATCCTAAATAGGTTATAATGGTTTCTTACATTGGAGAGTATAGGTGGAACATACTGAAATAACTTTTTCAAAATTCGGCAAATCCTTTCAGGAAGGCTTGGTCCAACTCATTATTGAGCAAAGGACATTTGCTGATCAAATTGAGGAGGTGCTTGATATTGAGTTCTTAGAATTCAAATATCTTCGCACTCTCATAAAGAAGATTTTCGAATACAAAGAAAAATATAAGACACACCCGTCTTATCAGAACTTGGTTACAATCTTCAAGACAGAGCTTGATGAAGAGAGTGAAATCCTTCGTAATCAAATGAAGGACTATGTTGTTCGCATCAGCAAAGCTCAAGTTGACGGCGAAGAATATATCAAGGACACAGCGCTTGATTTCTGCAAAAAGCAGAAGCTGAAAGAAGCGATGATGAAGTCTATTGGACTTCTTCAGCAATCTTCGTTTGATGAAATAAGTTCAGTTATCAATAATGCTCTCAAGCTGGGTTCAGACAACGATTATGGCTATGAGTGGATCAAAGACTTCGAAGAAAGGTTTCAGATCAAAGCCCGAAACCCAATTTCCACTGGATGGCCCGAGGTCGATAGAATATGCAAGAAGGGGCTCGGCAAGGGAGAGCTTGGTGTCGTCATTGCCCCCACTGGTGTTGGTAAGTCAATGGTTCTTACTCATCTTGGCGCTGCAGCCATAAAGAATGGAAAAAGCGTCGTTCACTATACATTAGAGCTAATGGATACAGTTATTGCCGGTCGTTATGATAGTTGTGTGACAGGTATCGAACTCAACGATTTGATGGACAAGAAAGATGAAATTTATGAAAATATCAAAGATATCAGCGGTCAACTTATAGTCAAAGAATATCCTGCGAAAAGAGCAACTGTAAAAACTTTAAAAAATCATTTAGAGAAGATTGTTAAAAAAGGTAATGATATCGATATGATAATCGTTGACTATGCAGATTTGCTGCGTCCAACGGTGAATTATAAGGAGAAAAGAACCGAGTTAGAATCTATTTATGAAGAGTTGAGAAGTTTGGCTTATGACTTTGCTTGTCCTATCTGGACGGCATCTCAAACGAACCGTGGAGGGCTAGATGCTGAAGTTATTACGATGAGTTCCATATCAGAGGCGTTCTCTAAGTGTTTCGTCGCAGATTTCATTTTTTCAGTTTCTAGAACCATGATTGACAAAGCTAAGAATTCCGGCAGGATCTTTGTTGCGAAAAATCGTAACGGACCCGATGGAATCGTATTTCCAATTTTTATGGACACTAGTGCTGTGAAAATTAAAGTTATGCCGGAGAATAAGAGTGCTATGAACGGACAAGTGACTATGGCAAAATCAAAACAACTTCTCCGAGAGAAATATAAAGAATATATAAATGGAAAAAACGGGAGTAATGTAACATGAGTTTTGATCCACAGCAACAGACAGTAAGAAGGTTTAAATTGTCGGAGGTCTTTATCGATCAATATAGGGACAAAGAAGTACCTTGGGGTCCGATTGGATACATTACTTATAAGAGGACGTATGCTAGAAAGCTAGCTGAATTCGAACCCGGTGTAGAAGGCACAGAAGAGTGGTTTCAAACTTGTCGCCGTGTTATTGAAGGTATGTTTACGATTCAAAAGAAGCATGTCTTTCATCTTGGTCTAGAATGGAATGATGCCAAAGCTCAAAAAACAGCAAAAGACGCATACGACAGGTTATTCCACCTAAAGTGGACTCCCCCCGGTCGCGGTCTGTGGATGATGGGCACAAAGTTTGTCGATGAGCGCACAGGCGCAGGTCTCTTCAACTGTTCTTTCCGATCAACAAGGGAAATTGACACAAAAGGCGGATATTTGTTCCGTTGGATTATGGACGCCCTGATGCTCGGTGTCGGTGTTGGTTTTGATACCCTTGGATCCAGAAAGCTCACAATAAAGGAGCCAGAATGGACAGATGAAGTCTATTTTGTCCCAGATGACCGCGAGGGTTGGTGCGAAACAGTACAAATCCTTCTTGATGGCTATTACTTTGGACAAAAGGTTCCCAAGTTTGACTACAGCAAAATTCGTCCCTACGGTGCTGAAATCAAGGGCTTCGGGGGAACTTCTTCTGGTCATAAGCCCCTCAAAGAGATGCACGATAACCTCAAAGAACTTTATGATGAGAGGATAGGGAAAGAAATCCGCTCAACAACCATCGTTGATACAGAAAATCTCATTGGCAAGTGCGTTGTCGCAGGCAATGTTCGGCGCTCTGCAGCACTGGCTCTGGGTGAGTTTGACGATATGGATTACCTATCGATGAAGAACGATGAAAAGAAGCTTTACTCACATCGTTGGGGATCAAACAATTCATTTCACGCCAAGGTTGGGATGGACTACACTTGGCACGCTGAGCAATCACAGAAAAACGGAGAGCCCGGTTACATCTGGCTTGATAATGCTCGAACTCGTGGCAGAATGAAGGATGGATACAGGGACGATGACATCAACGTGGCTGGATTCAACCCTTGTGTAGAACAACAGCTTGAAGATGCTGAACTTTGCTGTCTCGTTGAAACATTTCCAGCGAAACACGAGGATTATGAAGATTACCTGAAAACTCTGAAAATTGCTTATATGTATGGCAAAACAGTCACTCTGGTCAATACGCATTGGCCCGAGACAAATGCCATTATGCTCAAAAACCGTCGCATTGGACTTTCACAGTCCGGTGTGATTCAAGCATTTAATAAGCACGGACGAAGAGAACTTTTAAACTGGTGTGACAATGCTTACGAAGAGGTAAAGAAGTTAGACAAGGGCTATTCAGATTGGCTATGCGTCCCTCGCTCAGTGCGAACGACAAGTATCAAGCCATCTGGAACAGTTTCTCTTCTAAATGGCTCAACACCGGGGATCCACTTCCCAGAAGCAGAGTATTATATTCGTCGCATTCGGTTTGCAGCCAATTCAGAGCTTTTGCCCGATATCGAGAAACACGGATATAAGATCGAAGATGACAGCTACTCTCCCAATACAAAGGTTGTAGAATTCCCAGTTCATGAGCCCTACTACGAGAAGGGGAAAAAGGATATTAGTATTTGGGAACAGCTTGAGATTGCTGCTCAATATCAGCACTTCTGGGCAGACAACTCAGTCAGCATAACTTGCACATTTAAACCCGAGGAAGCAAGAGATATTAAATCTGCTCTGGAAATGTATGAGACAAGACTAAAGGCAGTTTCGTTTCTAAGATATGAAGAGACTGGCTATGTACAAGCACCATATGAGCCAATTACGAAAAAACAGTATGAAGAGATGTCAGAGGGCACTACCCCAATTCAGAGAATTAAGATAAATGAAGCCGGAAAGGGAACCAAGTTCTGTGACGGCGATTATTGTGAAATATAGGAGGAAAAGATGAATTTAATGCCAGCAAATAGACACCTACATGTAAAGCCACTACCAGAAAAAGAAGAAGAGAAACAAGAAACAGGAGTTCTATTGCCAGACAGTTATAAACCACAACAGAGTTCGTATATGGCAGCGAGAGTAATTGGACTGGCTCCTGAATGCATTGTGGACTGTGATAAGGGGGAAATTATTGTCATTGAGCGCTCAATGTTAAATGAAATTAACTTTGAGGGAGAAACTTTCTATTTAATACTAGAGAATTATGTTCTGGGCGTCCTCGAAGGGCACGAGAAGCAAGAAACCGATGGTCTCTGCGGAATTGACACTGAAAAATATACCCAATAGGAGAAAAAATGGATGGATATCAAAGAGTTAAAAAAATTAGTTAGGCAAAGCCTGAAGGAGGCAAAGACAGAAGATTCAATGCTTCTTTCAAGTCCGGGCATGTTGACTGAATCATCATTATCACGGCTTTTAGGACACATGAATGCTCACGACACAGCTATTGTTACGGCTTTCAGGGGGAAACCCTCTGATGACTCAAACTGCACTGATGCAGCAGAAGTAGGTGCCGCTGAAGACGAGAACACACCTCTCCAAACAAACAAGAGGAGAAATCGGGATCTCAAGGCAGCATTGTTGAGTATGGGCTATGGTATCACGGCAGTGGACGGCTCCTATATAGAACACTTCAATACGCCAGCAGCATACGAACCGTCTGCAGAGGATAGTTTTTTCGTTGTAAACCTCAAAGACATTCCAAGTTCCGAATTCTTTGATAGTATAATTCCCCTTGGGCAAAAGTATTGTCAAGATTCTGTGATGCTCATTCCGAAGGGAGCCGAAGGAGCGTTTCTTTATGGAACGAATAATGCTGAATTCCCCGGATACGGAAGCAAGGTTGATCTCGGATCTGCAACTTTTGGCAAAGAAGCAGAATTTATGACTAAAGTTAGGAACCGACCAATGGCTTTTGCTGAAGGGTTGGATACTTACGAAAAACTTCCAAGGCTTCAGAGAATGGCGGTAAAAAGTATTGCTAGGAAAATATTAAAATAAATAACTTGAGGTTATAGTGAAAAATTTTAAAAACCTTGTTGACAAGTATGGGTCTCCTTTATATTGTTATGACTTAGACCTAATTGATGAGAGGTACGATCTACTCAAAAATAGCATAAGTAACTCAAAAGTTCTTTATGCTATGAAAGCGAACTACAACCCTTCGATTCTCAAAGCCCTCTTGAAGCGCGGCGCAGGCATCGATGCGGTAAGTTTGGGCGATGTTCTGCTTGCTCTTCGTATCGGTTTCAGTTCGAAAGACATTTTATATACGGCGAACAACTCAACACAAAGAGAGATAGAAGAGATTCACAAAAAGGGAATTTTGATAAACTTTGGCTCTGTTGGTCAATTGGAAAGGTTTGCTGCCACACATCCCTCAACAGAGGTTTGTTTGCGTTTTAATCCAGAAGTGGTTGCAGGCGACCATGAGTACACAGCCACAGCCGGACCAGATTCCAAGTTTGGTATTCGCTTATCTGATATGCCTGAAGTTAAAAGAATAATTAAAAACTACGATGTAAAAGTAGTGGGTATCCACCAGCACACTGGCTCTGGGCTATCTGACGAAGATGAGTTCTATCAGGGGATTATCTTCCTAACAGCCTTGATTGACCTCTTTCCTGATTTGAAGTTTGTCAATGTCGGTGGAGGTATCGGCGTTCCCTACAAAGAGGGTCAAGAGTCAATCGACATTGAGAGCGTGGGCAAGGCACTAAGAAGGATGATCCCGGATGAGTTTGAAATTCACGTTGA